CAACTAAATTATCATTAACTGTCGTTTCTGAAGTGGTATGACCTATTGAAATCGGACCACCCGAAGTCGCCGTGTTGATAGTAACTCCATTTGAAGTATTTGTATTATCAATATTAAAAGATGTTGTCGCATCTAAAGAAATGGTCGTCCCATCAACCGCGAATGTTCCATCAATATCTGTGTTATCCAAATTGGAAGTTCCGTCAACCGCCAAATCATCGGCGATCGTTACGTTTCCATCTGCTACATCTAAAGCCGTCGCGGCGTTAGTCCCGGTGATTGTTAGTTTTTCTTCTGAAGCATCCCAGGTGAAATTATCACCCGCCGTGCCACTATAAAATATTACGTCCGTTCCACTTCCATCAGCACCAACGGTTACTGTCCCGCTTAATTGTGCATTGCCAGATAGATCGAGCGCACCATTTACATCGATTGTGGTTGCGTTTATTTCGATCTCTGTATCAGAAACCAGATCAAGCACACCATCTGCGCTTTGATGTATATAAGTTCCTGTGTCACCAAACTCTAATCGGTTGGTGCTTGACATCATCAACGCATCTGAAGCGATGGTAAACCCGAAGGTCGTACCGTTGTCGCCGTCCTTTACGCTAACGTGTGTTGTTGTGTTACCGCCACCATCCGCATCAACGTGTAAAAGTTGTTCGTATGATGAAGCTATTGATTGTGCGCCTAAAGCTGCCATTTTAATATCTCCTTAAATTTATACAATGTTTTGCCACTTGCGTTCTTCTCTCGTCCAAGTGTCATTTATACTTCGCCATAAATCCCGAACCAAACGTGCTGTCTGACTTGGAATAGTGACGAATTTTAATCCTAACTTTAACATCAGCCGACGTATGCGAGACACGCACCAGATGCTAATGTAAATCCTGTGAATCTGCCGTAGATCGTCATCCCCTGGGGAAATGTTTCACCATCTATCGCAGCACCGCCATTCGCATCAATCAGCGTACCCGTTCCCGTATCGTCTGGGAATAGTTGTTCTGTTTCTGCGATTAGTCCCCCGCTACCGGAAGCGAATACCGTATCCTCGATGAATTGGATTGCCACAAAGACACCCGATCCCGCACCACAAGTAACGGCAGTCGTACCGGTTACAAATATTGAACCGGCTTGTCCCATTGCTAAATTCTGCGCTTCAACAACGCCATACTCTCTCATTGACATATTGTTTCTCCTTTAAAATGCCTTACCGGGCGGTCAGTCCCATGGGCATTTAGGTTAAATTTATTTATCGTCTTTTTTAACTTTAGCCTTTGGCTCAACTTTGCTTCCATCTGCATTGCATTCTTCGAAGCGGTCTTTAAGTGATTTCAGATCGTGATTCTTATCATCATATTCGACAATCACACCGTTTGGCTTTTTAAAATACTTACTCATTTTTTACTCCTTTAATAACGGGCGGGAGTTACCCCGCCCATCATCGTTAATCGGTTAAGATTAGGAAACGTCACTCAAGACATAGACACCATATGTATCTTTTATCTCAACTTGTCCCCAGAATCCGGTTGCAACGTACTTCGTCATACGTTCAGATTCTTCCCTTTGTGTTCTAATGCGGAATAAACCTTCTGCACCAACACCAAGACCAACAGCACCTTTGCTGAATGCGAACCCGGCTGCATCGCCGCCGCTGCCCACATCTTCATCAATTTGGTCGCTCCAATACACGTTAAATCCCGCGATTGAACCCACGTACCCGGTCTGGAAGGCTTCTTCACCTTTAGAACCCATCATTCCGATAGGACGTGCGGTTGCGGTATCAGTTGTGCTTGAACCGGCAGTATCTAATGCCGCGTTATGTAGCAAGGATATGATTCCTTTTCCACCCCAAACTTGTTTTGGAGAAAGAACTAATGAATACGGCATCGGCGCACCGGCTGCTCTCATTTGTCTCATCGATCCAAAAATATGGCTCAATGCCAGGGAAGTCCCCGCACCACATTCAGTTTGCGAAAATGTTTTACCAAGTTCCACAAGATCGTCATCCAATTTAGCTGCCACGGCATTACCGAGAGCAGGACCCGCTTGTCCTTCAACATCATCCCCGGAACCCATTAATACGAGATCACTTACTTGTGATTCGATTACGTGTTCAGAAACAGTCGCAGTACGAGCCGCTGACGTGATAGCAATCGCAGTTGTAGCGGTTGCCTGTGTTGCTGCGCTTACATTCGCAGACGTTAGTTTTGTCCAATCCGAAAATTGAACATGGTTTGATCCTCTTACAGCTTGTTTTACAGTCACAAGAGGATACATTACGTTCACATGATTGAACGCAATCACCGCATCGCCAATGGTTCTTCCGAGTCCACCGGCAGCGGTTGAGGTATTAGTTAAAGCCATTTGCTTAAACTCCTTTTAATGTATTTAAAAATTCAGTCATCATACGGCTTTTTCATCGTCCCCGGTCCGAACCCACTAAACACACCAACGCTCTCCGGCTTTTTGCCCTTCTGTACTCGCTCCCCGCGTTCTTCATGAATATCAAGATAGTCGTCATAAGAGACGGAAGAACCTTTATAAGTACATTCAACATCTTCGCCACGATCTACTTTCTTGTGGCGTAAGTCATTGTTTGGATCAAGAGCCTTTTTAAATATATCAGTTGCCATAACCGATCTTTATATTGCCAGACGTTTGCGGATTGTTGGCCTTCTTGTATCCAGATGGATCAAGTGATGCCCATTCTTCAAACGAAGCATATCCGCCCGTCGATGTTGGTTTAGAGTTATCTACCGAAGCCGGTGATGGAGTCGTAGAAACTTTTTTGACATGGACTTCCAATTTTTCAAGTGGTAATCCATCGTAAATAGCACGATCTTCTTCTGGTAATTCGGCGAGCAAAGAATCTCGCTTCTTTACATTGTATTCATCGAAGGCATTGGCTTTCTTTTCGGCTGCTTCAAGTTTGGTGGTCATATTCGCCATGATCTGTTCGTATTCACCTTTTGATTCCATTTCCTTCAGCTTCCGGGATTCGGCCTGTTCCTTTGCATCCTTTCTGAATGTGTCCAGTTCAACCTTCAATGCGTTTTTTTCGTCCACCAATCCACTAAACCGTGCGTAAGGGACTTGATTGACGGGCTGCTTTTCTTCGCTTGCAGTTGTAGCGGTGTCCTGTTTTACGTCTGGGACTTCGACTTGTTGTTCACTCATTTTAACCTCTTGTTTGAGTTATGTAAATCTTTAACCAATGGTAATGTTGATTGGTTTGCTTGCATACTTCTTGACATTCTTGCCAATAAAGTCGCTTATGTTTTTAGTAATTTCTTTTTGATTCTGGTCATTGATTCCAAATATATTTCTGTCATTGTCCGCATTACCTTTAACTTTTAAGCCATCACGGAATACAATATCCACACCCACATTCGTCGGCTTTTGTGCTGATATAGAACCAAGCATTTGTCCCGACAATCTTAAATTGGGTGGACTTGTTTGCTTGGATTTACTTACGCCTTTAGCACCGGCCTTACCCGCCGCCTTCTTCGTAGCATATTTAGATGTATATCCTTTAAACTTATATCGCTTCCCTGTTTCACTCGTGCCGAATCCTTTATCTGAATCCTTAACAATTTTAGTTGCAGCTTTGCCACCTATCTTCGCCCATAATGAACTTGGTAATTTTAAAATATCTTCCGGCTTCATTTTATCATCCAATCGTGCCGGCAATTAAATCCGCCGCGTACACCGAAAGGTGTTAGGCTTGCCATTACTTCGGCTTCGGTATATCCTTTGTCCGGTTCATCGCCTAAAGTTGTGGCGCATTCATCCCTGGTAACGTCATCAAGCGGACCAACGTAAGTCCATCGAACATCTTCGCCTTCAAATACCTTATGTCTCGCAAGATTATCGAATTGCCTAAAGCCGTCATTTACCGCCACATTCAATTGATGCGTTTCAAGATTAATTGTTTCTGATAATCTTTTTACGATGGATGAAGGACGTTCACCAGATATAATACCTTTAAACAAACCATCTTTTAAATCGTTAGCATATACGGTTGCCTTACCTAATAATGTCGATGCTTCCATGTCTTGTAATAACTCAAGTTGTCCAATCGTTGCACCCTTAACTGTCGGGATTCCACGCCTTGCAGCTTCTTTAGCTATTACATCAACTTTCCCCTCATAGGCTTCCATTAAACCATTGACGGCATTGGTATATCCACGATCCAATAATTCTTGAAAGAAATCTAATTCTTTTGCAATCGCCACAAGTTCTGTATCGCTTAACGTGTCCATTCTTTTTGCAATGGTCTTTAGGTCATTAAGTAATTTCTTCTCAATGGCTTGGATTTGGCTCATAAATTTGCTTACGGGATCAGCCACCTAAAATCCTCTGTATTGCGGTTGTTGGCTGTTCTGGTTGCTGCGCTTCTGCTTCGGCCTTCTTGTTCTCGTCCACTCTATCCATGAGTATCTTTAAATCTTCATCTGAAATATCTGGATTGAACCACCGGATTAAGTCAGTCCTATCCATTAGACCTTTGTCAAGCATAAATTCT